CTACAGAGCGCGATAAGGAATTTGAAGATTGAGCTGTAACCAGCCATCGGTCTCACCAGCCGGCACAGCAGAAACAGCGAAATAACTCAGCTTTCCATCGTCCCTGAACTCGAATAGCTCCGTTAACTGATCGGCCGTTCGGGAGATAAGCAACGTCCCGGAGCCGACCGGAACAAAAAGCTGAATGATGAGCAAGCCCGTCCTGTGGACGACCGGCCCATCCCCGATCTCGGTTGCGCCAGCCTGTCCTACAATGTTGGTGAGGCGGGCCCAGATATCGCGGTTGCTGGGGTCAAATACCGGACCATTGGGATAATCCACTGCATCAGAGGCAATAGCGGTCTGTGCCGCCATTCGGGAAATGACAGCGTTTCTGATTTCTGTAAGGGTCATTTGTAGGCCTGAATCACACCATTAAACGAGACGGCATAGACGCCTGTTGGCGCCTGCGTTGAGTGACCATTCTCCAGAGGCACGGAGTAAGGCAGGTTCGACTGGATGTAAATCACCGAGTAGGCTGGCGCCTGGTCAATGATATTTTTGCCATTAAGAAACGTCATTGTCCCGCGCGGTTCCGGTTCGGTCGGGACGGAGTGATCGGGTTCGCCGATGCTGACAAAATGCGATGCCCTGAAGGTTCCTGCACGATACTCAGCCGGCCGCCTGATATCCATGCTGTCATTAACACGGACTTTCTTTCTGAGACGGCCAGTCTTTGTCAGGTTGGCAGGATCGGCATAAAGAGATTCGTTCCATTCACCTACCGCTTTGTTGTATTGAACCGCGGTCGCGTTGATGGCCCACAGCTCAGGGTTTCCTACCGGCGACCGTTGAACGATTTCATTCAGCAGTTGAATGGCGATTGTCCGCTGGCGTAGTTTGACATCTTCAGCCACCAGCCCGGCGAATGCCGCCGGATCAATGTTCCAGCCCTTAGCCATATCACGCCCTCCGCAGTTGAATTGAGTACGCAGCGCCAGCAGAGTCGGCAGAAGCGGTTATGATGTCGTAACGCTGAAGCGCTCCCGTAATCGGATCTGGTGCGGTGATGATATGCCCGACGGCCGGCTTATCAGTCACCTCGTTAACCAGGGCGGTTAGCTTCACATCACCATGCAGAATGTTAACGCCATCGATACGGCGGAGTTTGTAACGAGCCAGAACACCGCGCCCTGAATAGGCCACCACCATTTCGTTACCGGTTTCCGTTACCGGATCCCATGCACCACGAACGGTGTATGACCCAGTGAAATCCTTAACGGCATCCTGCAGGTCGGTATCGAAGGCTGCGGCGACCTCATCTTGCAGTTCGTCACGAATGCCCATTGCACCCACCAATACGCTGCTGAGGTTTAACGATCACAGTACCGTGGAGTTTGCGGGTATAAATTTCGCCGTTGCGCTTAACCCGCGGCGGGAGCGGAGCAAACACAACAACGCCCTTTGCCGGGTTTGCGTAAACGACATGTCTGATCGGGTTTCCATTCACAAACACATCGCGAGGGCCGAGCCCGTCACCGGCATAATGCACATCAGTGTTTTGCATATCACCCCCTTACCAGCCGTACCTGAGACTGACTAATGCCATAGGGCTTTAGCATGGCCAGAGCCAGCTGCAGGTCAGAATCAAGCAATGCAGAGCTGTTGGTAGCGAGTTCTGCGAAGGTCTTTGAAACAGAAACGTCATCAGCGTCAACCGTCTTACTCAGCAATACCCCCGAATCAGTTTTCTGCTGATACAGCCCGCCATTGGCCGCCGACAGCGCCGCATAGGCGCCAGCCTGTTTCACATCGTCAGGAATAATGGTTTCGTGGGTTGCCTTATTGCACGGCAGTTTCAGGTTAAGTACATTCATCCAGGTATTGGCCATCAGCACAGATTTGGCTTTTTTGCTTTCCTCTGTCCAGTTGGCACCGAGAATCGAATTGACGTCTTCAACGGTGGTGAAAGTGATCATGCATCACTCCATTTCTTTCCAGCCGTGCGCCTTCCAGTTCTCCACTTCATCAGGGTGAACGTTGGCGGTATTGGGCGCACCCGGGAATGCCGGGAAATCGGTAACCATCGCCACCAGCTGCGATGTGGTCGATACGGGTTCGTTGTTATCCGCCTGCGTAGACGCAGTTTGCTCAGCAGCTCGTTGGGCGCGCTGCTCTTTTGTTAATCCGGCCATTAGCCCTCCACTAAAAAAAGGGGCCGAAGCCCCTGTTTATCAGCCCAGCAACAACGCTGAGTGCGCCGACTTAACTGCCGCTACGCCCCAGGACAAACCGACTTCGTAACGCACCTGGCGATACTGGCGGTACAGTGCTACCTGGTAAGTGATGCCAGATACGGGGTCAGTAACGTTCATCACATCATCCGCAGTATCGCCGCCCTGAGGCATTGCCGGGGTTCGGGATGCAAGCAGGAATGCATTGCGATCAAACGCCATGTTTGCGGTGTAGGCGCCACCAGCGGTAATAGCGGTGTTGTCGGCCAGTGCCTGACGTAAGCCAGGAGCAGCCAGGGTGATTGCTGTGGCCGTCGCAGCAGCAACAAGGTATTTATTGCTGTCCCCGTCAAACGTCACGATGTCGCCCGCTGCAAAAGCACCTGTGCCGGTATCAATGGCAATCAGAATATCGCCTTCAGCTTTTGCTCCATTCACCAGGTATCCGGCAGCCGGAGATGCAGCGCGTTTCTTAACATGCGCGGATTCGTGGATGTTGAATCCTTCCAGTCGCCCCACGATACCTTCGCGCAGAAGCGCATCAGTACCAGACTCGTTTACTTTGAACAGAACAGACTGTTTACCGCGGAGGTTTGCGATAGCTGAAGAACCGAGAACCATCTGCAGATCTGTTGTCGGCGAACCGTTGTCAGAGAGAACCTGGCGCGCATTTGCCGCATCCGACAAATCACCTGCAATACCGAAAGGAGCGGTGCCGGCCGTACCAACAGCACGGGAGGATGCGAAATACAGAGCTGCAAGATCTGCATCCATCTCATTAGCCAGCGCGCGAAAAGCCTGCTTAAACTGATCAGCAAGGATGGTGTTGTATGTCCCTGCGGGCCCCAGTGCCAGTTGTTCCTCACCGTTCCATTTGACCGGGGCCATTTTAGATTTGGTGATTTTGACATCAACGGTGCCGATCGTCTGGTCGCCGTCATTTGGCGCAGTAGCCCCCGGGGTAATATCAACAGTGGTTGCCGGTGGCGCAACCGGCGCAGTAACAGTCTGGTCCTTCGCCGCCGCATCAGCTTTAGCATTGCGCGATACAGCCGGGATAAAACCGACCTGTTCGCGAGATACGGTATCCAGAGCCGTGAAGATAGTCGGGATCAACCCGGTAAGCGTATTAGCCAT